ACCCGGTTGCCGTAGGCTTCGATCAGGGAGGCGATAACATCTTTCATGTGCGCACCCCGCAAAATGCCGTACGGTCGTTGCACCAGGGCGCCATAAGCTGTTTGGCGATCTGTGCGAAGCTGTCGTTTCGCTCACGGAAGTCGAGCTTGAGCGTGCCTGCATCAAAGGAGGCAAGCTCGTTGTCGTCAAGCGCCTGCGTGATGGAGAGAATTGTAAAGGCGCCTGCGTAGACGATTGCACTTTCGCAATCGTCTGCGGAAACGTTTTTGGGAAGCTGTGCCAGGAGCATTTGCGCAACGACAGGGCTCAAAATCGGGTAAAGCGAGTGATGCTGATTCATCATTTCGGAGACTGCCTCGCAGATTTTATCACTGAGCTCCATATCAGAACTCCAAGCGCTTGGCAGCCTCTTCCATGATGATACCAAAACCGCAGATGTGTGTGATAGCGGTGCGTTCGAGCTGACGGTCGATGAGCTTGTCGTGTTCGATGCAGACATCGCCTGCCTGCACCATTTCCAGCGCATAACGGCGGTCAACAGCGTAGATAAAATCGGATGCAACGGAATCGCTGCGCAGGATCTGAGCGCCGAGCGGCGTGGAGACCTTGCCGGTGCCCTGGAAATTCAAGCCGGTCAGAGGGTTTTGGAATTCGGGCAGTTTGAGGAAGCTTGCGAGGGTCGAGGAGGAAACGAGCATGGTGTTCATCTCATAGGGGTAGAATTCGGACCAAAAATCCACAAGTGCAGCGTAGGACAAGGAGCCGGAGGTGCCGCCGATGGGGCTTTCACCGATGGCGTAGGAGCCGGCGTTCATTTCGAGCTCGTGAACTGCGTCGGACAGATGCTGCGCCTGGATCTGCGCACCGATCTGACGGAGCATGACGGAGAACAGGTCGAGCTTCTGGAAGCGCAGAGCTTCGTAGGAAGCAACGAGCATTCTGCCGCGCTTTTGCAGAGAGATGAGCTTTTCGCTGGTTTTGATGCCCGTGGTGGGAATGCCTGCGCCTTCGACGAGGTCGGCAAGGGTGCGATCCTTCTCGGAGGGGACGGAGTAGATGCTGCGATAGTCCATGGCATCGATGTTGGTCACGGTTGCAACCAACGAGGGCAGAACGTTGTTCTCCTCCATGCCCTGACGGACGATACGGGCAATAAATTCAGGGAAAAGCACCGCAGAATCATATGTTGCGAAGAATTTTTCGACCGGATCGCTGCCTGCGCCCTTGACACGGATGCCGAAACGCTTGAGCTGACGCTGGAAGGCATCGGTGCCTTCAAGAGAAGTGCCCTTATAGCTTTCAGAGGGGTCGAGGGATTCCAAAACCTGCGTAAAGCTCTTACCGCCTTCACGGTACATACCTTTTTCGAGATGAATGTTATCAAAAGCCATAAAAAATACCTCCTTAAAAATTAAAGCAGAATCGTGGCAGTTTTGTTGACGGTGTCAACGGCTGCAACGAGATAGCTGTTGCCGTCAACGCAGACCTTGATCTTGCCTGCGCCGTCCCCTGTGAGCGTGCAATAGCCGATGCCTGGGGTGGTGCCGGAGTACGGCAGAGTCACGAAGCCTCGGACGGTGACGCAGGCATAGTTATTCTTGATGGATTCAACAACGCCGATGAAATTTTCCTCATCGTCGCTGGCACCGACGGTGCCGGTTCTGGACATAGAGCACGGGGCGCCGACAGCAACGCCGTCGTCACAGTGGAAGGTCGCACAGACCTGACCGATGTTTTCAAAAGATACGAACATAAAAAATTCCTCCTAAAGATTAAATCATGTAGTCATTGTCCATCGGGCAGCGGGAAGCCGAAGCCGACGGAAGCTGTGTGGACGAGGGGAAAAGCTGTGCGGATTTTTCGTTCATGCCCTGCTTTAGCTTGCAAAGCTCATGGAAGGACAAGCTGGCAAAGGATTTTTTAAGAACGTCCTCCGACGCACCGAAATCCAACAGCACCGCAAGGGAAACGACCTCATCGACGATGTTTTCACGGCAGGCTTTTCCAAATGCGGCGTCCAATTCCAGCGCTTTGAGACGGGAGAGCAGCTCAGGCGAGCCGTTTTTGCTGACCAGCTCCTGCAATGTCATAGATTCACCTCCCCTCATAGCCTTCAAAACACCTGCGTGCTTTTGCGCAGGGACGGCGACAAAGGAAAACTCATACGCATCCGTCGGCGCAGAAAGCACGGCGATGCACACCTGATCGCCATATAAAACGCCCTTTCGATGCTCGCACGAGCCGTAGCTTTTGCCGCAGATGGAGCAGGTGCTCTGCCCTACGGCGCAGCCGATGGAGACCTCTTTTTTGATGCCGCCTTCGATCTCAGCGATGAGGTCTTCATTTTTCTGCGTGCGCAGAAGATAGCACTGCGCCTGCAAAAAGTGGATGCCGTCTTGCTCTGCGACCTGTGTGTCGAACACACGGGCAACCTGACGATCTGAGGACCAATCGTGATCTGCGATGCCTGTTTTCCCCAGAAACAGCTCTGCCAGAACGGAAAGTGCCGCCGTGTCGAAGCGCTCAAAATCACGGTCGGGCTGATCATCGCACAGCCGTACGCTGAAGCAGTAGACCTGCTCGGCGCTCAGGGGAGACTTGGAATAAAGATTGATTTTTGCCAACGCCTGCGCATCGGGCGTGCCGACGGCACAGACGGAGGCTTCCTTTTTGATGTTCAATTCATCACACTCCGTTTGCATTTCGTAGTTGCGAGGCTTGCGCGCGGTAAAGTGCTGCCTGTGCCTCCTCGACAAGGTCCTGCAGGGTGATGTCGTCCCAGACAATTTTGGGGACAGACGAATCCCCATGCAGCCGCAGCCAAAGCGTACTGATTCGCTCCAGCGCAGGCTCCACCGCACGGCGTAACGCCCAAAGCTCACTTGTCAGCACATCTGCCTGCTGCTGGCTCATGCGTTCGGTGCTCGACCAGCTCAAGCCGAGCATAAACGGCGGCAGACCTGTTTTTGCGATGAGCTGCTCCAAAATCTGACGCACAGGCACTTCCGAATCCAGAATCTGACCGTCAGCGCCGATGACCCTGATGGAAACATCTCCCACGGCAACAAAATCACGCACAACGCCACTCTTGCCATCTTGCATGGCAGATGCCCATTCCCGGGCGATCGTCTCAGCACGCTCGGAGGCATTGCCGCGTTCGAGCGCATCTCCCGTGGGCTTGCAGACGATGGAATAGCGCACGTTGCCTGCACGCTCAAAGTTGATGCCGATGGTGTTGTAAATTTTTAACAGCACATCGGTCAAAAACGGCATACTGCGCAGCAGAGAAACGCCGTAGGGATTGGCAGGCTCGGGATTGAGCGTGGTCAAAAGCAGCAAATGCTGAAACGGCAACGCTTTGAGCTGACCGCCCTCATCGTAGGCGCAGATGGTGTAATCCAAGGGAGAATCCCCTTCTTGGATCTGCAGCTGCGTGACATCGCCCCAGCACACGGCAGAAAGCTGATTGTTTGAAACAACCATTTCGCCGATGGCTTGACCGTAGGTCAGCAGGCTGTCAAGATAGGCGCTTAAAAAGCTGTTGATGCCGAATTGCCCACGACCGCAGGGAACTGTGCGCAAGAAATCGTTCAGCGCAGCCTCAGACCGACCGCACCGAACACGAAAGCCGCCGCAAAGCCGCACGAGCTTGCAGATTGCCGCATCTAAGATGGGCAAAGCCTCACGCATGGAGCGATAAAGATTCGCTTCGCCGCCAAAGAGCGGAACATAGTGCTTGACAGACCCGAAGGGATGCGAATTTGCATTTCTGAGCTGCGTTGCAGCGGCAGCCGAGCTCGGCGCAGAACGTTTGAACTTCATAAATTTCACCTCCTTTCAGGCAAAAAATACAGCCAATTCCAATGCTCCCACTTCGATTTATCGCTCTGTGCATGCACTCCTTGTAATGTCATACTGAGGGAGCTTGCGACCGAAGAATCTTAGCGAGGGTATCGAAAATGCGTACAAGGCTTCGGTTTGCTCCACTGCGTGGGGCGGTACTTTCTTGTCTTGCCAAGAAAGTACCCAAAGAAGGCGCGCAGGGGAGGCGCTGACGAGTGCGCCTATCGTTTCTCTTGCTGTTTCATAAGGTGTTTCTCGGCGCACAGCCGCCCTCCCCTGCACCCCTCCCGGCACGCTTCGCGTGGTCGTAAGCTGTTACAGGTCGTTTTGCGATAACTCAAACAGCTCGATAAATCAGACTTTTCGCACATCAAATTCTTCTGTAAACACTGCATGCGGCGATCGGCTCTAACTTTTTTGCAAGCACCGTTGCCACGAAATATCGCATATCGTCCATGGCGTGATCGTGTTCTTTTTTGACCGTGTCCTTGCCTGCCTTGGGGTCCCAAACATACTGTTCCATTTCCCTAAGACAGTCTGTGCAGGTATCGCAAATCACGATCTCACCGTTTTTGAGCAAATCCGAGGTTCTCCGAATGCCGCTGATAACATCGTTTTCGGCTTTTTTGACATTCCAGCCCCTGCGCCGTAAAAGCTCAATAAAGCTTGCCGCCGACGGATCGACGATCACAGCACTGATGGGTCTTGTGCCTGCAAGCTTTGCCAAGGCATCGGCGTATTCGGCATCGGTCATTTGGCGCATTTCACGCTTGGAGTCAAAATAAAACTCCTGCACCCGGTACCAAACGCCCTCGCACAGCCCCCACAGCCCAAACGAAGCAGGATTGACCGTGCCGTAATCGCAGGAAATGTACCACATGGAAAATTCTCCCTTTGGCACCGGCAGAGCGGAAGCGGCATCGAAAAAGTCATAGACCCTGCCCTCAGCGG